CCAGGCTGTAGTCGATGTCCATGATCCTGTTTAAGGCTTCACAGAAGATCTTGTCACCGAAATGGGCATCCTTCAGGAGGCGAGCTGCGTGTGACAGCTCACCAAGGCTAAACCCATACCTCAACACAAGCTGTTCGTCCGACACAAAAGCTGTGCTTTCTCCGATCAAATGGTCGGTGAGATAACCGACGGAGACTTTCCGAGTAGCGGCAGAAACATTGTATTTCTCTTTGAGGGTCGAGATAATGACATTGTTTCCACCCTGACTACACGAAGCAACAACCCCGGCATTATGATGGAACGCTCTACTATGGATGGAACCACGTCCAAGTAAATCGCCATCTTTCTGTCCAAGGGCACGTAGGACAACGCCTAAGTTCATCTGTGGAACTACATTCCCACAGGCATCGAAGAAAGGAGAGAACTTGAGAAATTGTAAACTCTGAATGTTATCACAAGCGGAGACAGTGACCATGTAACCGACACGCCGCGCGCAACGTATGATGATATCTTGCATATCTGAACGTAATGGTTTCAGAGCCATGACGTCGGAGTAAATAGACAAGAAGATAACCAAGTTTGCCATATTATTTAATAATGTTGTGAGAACTGTTCCAGAATACTCAATGGGTTGCAAGGGCGAAATCCTAAACCCCTTGCCATGTTTTACCCCCGGATTACTCATTATGAGATCGGACTTGCACTGGTCAATGACTCGTCGCATTAGATCTGACCATTCCGGACAATCCGAAACGATCTCCTGAAGTAAGTCAAATATTGCGGGGCCATTACTGGCATCACATTGACTTATATCCATATTGCACCTAAATACGCCATCACGGCATAGAAAAGCAGCACATGCATCATCAGAATAGTACACAAATTCGTTAAAAGATGGACTGATCAAACGCTCAAAGACACCTTTCAATGCATTAACATCTGGGGTGGCTATAAATCGGGCCCGCATGACACCGATCGATATATCTTCGGAAAATAGCTTCTTAAGGACTCTTGCAAGCTCTCCGCCTAAAAGTGAGCCCTTCGTGGTGAGGTCATTTACCATGCGTGGATACTTCCGGAGTTTGGCAAACTCTGGACACTTGACCTTACCCATAACTGTATCCATCCACTTACCATAATCAAGAAGCCCACTCTCTAAGAGCTCCTTGTAGTTGTAGATACGCACCTTCCG